TCAATATGCATATCGATGCGGTCCGGCACCGGACACAGTCGGAAAAATATATTTATTATTTTCTTTCACAACAACAAATTCAAAGTCACCATTTAAGATAATTTTAATTTTATTTTCTGGATAGATTATAATTTCTTTAAGAAATGAATTGATAATTTTATCATTTAAACTATCTTTATCAATTAATTTAGTTTTGAAAACCTCTTGAAAATTTAATAAACGTTCTCTTTTATCAGATACAACTTTATTCTGTAATTTAGATTCTTCAATGGTTTGCTTTATCTTTTCGAGCTGCTCTGAATATTCATCATTTTTGCTCTTAAATTCTTCTTTGCTAATTGATTCATCAACATACAGTTCAAATAACTTGTCCTTCTTTTTTTGAATTTTATTTTTTTCACCACAAAGTTTATCAATAGATGTTTTATATTGATCCTCTGATAAAATACCATCCAGTATAGAAATAATCTTTTTGACATTGTCTTCTTTGTTTTCCCAGAAGTTGAAAATTACTTGTTTAACTATTCCATCCATTTCATGTTCTAATATTCGTACATTATCACAACCATTTTCAGCTTTTTTACCATGCTCACGATAACCTTTACATTCCCATGCTTTTAATTGTTTATCTTTATTTTTACCAGTGGCATAAACAGAATGATAATAAGGTTTACCACATTTACCACATTTAATTTTCCCCGAATAAATATAGCTTCCATTAAAATAACCTACTATTTTTCTTTGATCGTTTATTCCTGTTTCTACTCTTTTTTCATTTAATATATCATTTGCCTGTTGCCATATTTCTGGAGTGACTATTACAGGAATAACATCTTTATGTATTATCCATTCATTCTCCGGTATTTGTTCATATTCTTTTGTCCAAAAATCCTTATGTTTTTTTCCACAAATTAAAGTTCCTTTATACTTTTCCTGTCGAATTATCCTTTTTAGCGTGGTTAAAGCAAAATCATTTCCATTACGATTTCTAATACCCATTTCATTTAATTCATTTGCGATTGTCCTAAATCCCTTATTTTGAATATAAGCATTAAATATGTAGCGAATTATTTCCGCTTCTTCCTCATTAATTACTAACTGCGCATTGACTTGATTATAGCCCCATAGTTTCCCATTTGTTACAACAGTCCCTTTTTTCATTCTTGTTTGATGTGATTGATTCATTTTTATAGACTGGTTAATAGAAACCCATTCAGCAAATTGCGCTTCAAATCCTGTAGCCATATAATCGGTTGGATTATTAAAATCATAAAATGCATTTCTTGACTTGATGTATAATTGCTTTTTATTAATTCTAAGAGATTGTTCAAACAATTTCCAATCTAAAGAATTTCTCCAACCCCTATCAATAATCTTAATTAAGATAATATCAAATTTATCTTTTGACATATCAGACAAAAGTCTTTTAAAATCATTCCTACCTTTTGTTGTTGTAGCGCTTTTACCTTCATCTATATAACGATCTACCATTACCCAATTGTCTTGGTTTTTTATAAAACCTTCATTTTCTTCCCGTTGGGTTTGAAGTGCGTTTATTTGTTTTTCTTCTTCTGTGCTAACTCTTGAATAATCTACTACTCTTAACATATCATTATCCTTTTCTTTATGTGTCCAATACACATTACTATGATATTTATTTTATATGTATTTAAATATTTAAGCAATCATTTTATAAATAGCTTCTACTGCTTTATCATATTCTTCTTTAGATATTAAACCTTCTTCTAAAAGCATATCTAATAAACCTATTTCTAACATATTATCCTTTCATTTAAAAAAATCTTTTATAAAAAAATAAAGCTACCCGGTAATTTAACCGAATAGCCTTGAATGGTAATTCATCTAACATCGACATATAAAATTAAAGTCACACCCACGCCAATAACTTATTGTTATAGGACGATATCCGTATACTAATGTTGGATATGAACTTTTTAAATATTCTTCGATTGAATAGTATGTTCTCTTTAGTCTCGCCCTAACTTTAAAACGAGCATTTGTATAATCAATTATAGGATCGCCATTATTATCTTTTACTACTTCAACAAGTATTCTACCAATAGCATAATCCGCACCTTCTTCGCCTGTGTCTTGAAGAAATACATCTATCGAGAAATTTTTACCCTTAAACTCATCTGGCAATTGTACCCAAACATCAGGTACTCCACTGGAATCAGTAAAAATAGCGGTATTTGGTGTGCTTCCTGTCCCACTATATGTTAAATAATTATATGATGACCCTGTAATATCATAAGTACCAGATGGAGTATAAATAACTGGACTTTGTTCAAATACGATATCATCAATATACATATATAGATTATCTGGTTGACTACCGTATAAAATACTAAAATCATACCAAACAAAAGTATGCCAACCTTTATTTAAAGTTACTGTACCTCCAATTGTAGTTTGAAACGTGGTTGATGTAGACGTATTACTTAAATTATATTTGGTATTATCAATATAGAAATAATAATATCCATCGGCAGCGGTAGTGTATGAAAAATTAAAGGTTGTATTATTGTGTGTAATATATTTGTTAATTCTTGCCCAAGCTCTTGTAGTTCCGGTTAAATTACCTACACGTAATCTATTGGAATCTATAGCACAGGTGGAAAACTCCCAACCTTTATTAATTAATGGAGTTAAATCAGTGTATCCATTAAAGCTTTCTACATCTGGACTTAATGGAGATTCTGTATAAATCGGAGTTGGTATAAATCTTAGAAACCCATTCCCATTCATTTGAGTGTAACTGTTATCTGCCGGATGTAACGCCTTAATACCATCATCTGTATTAATCGTTACTCTGTTATATTCCGCATTCTGCAAAACTACCTTATCACCCAATACTTCTTCAGACAGTCCTTCACCATAATCACCGACAACTATCTGATCTGCTGCAACAGTGGCGAACGCTCCAAGTTTTCCATAAACTGCTTCAGCTACTACGCCTGTTTTTGCAGACAGTGCAAGACTTGAAGTCTGCCAACCGTCCTTCGTAAATGCAACCAAATCATTCATCAAACGTACTTGATTATTCGCATCTGAAGGATCAGTCAGGGTAACACCTCTTTGATCAATGGACACACATTGATCTTTCCCGGCGAGTGCTTTCTGTCTGGATAAGTCCAGCGCACTGGTTATGTACTGATTGATTTTCGTTTTATCTCCGCTATTCACATAATCCAAGAACCGATTTTTATTTATATCGAGTGATGTACTTACAGCAATTGAACTTTTAAGTTCCTCTATCAACATGTTTGGATCATTCAGGTCTTTATAATTACCGAAAGTAATGTTCAATTTATTACTCTCTGCATTATGCTGATATGATATGATTCTCAATTCGATATCAATGTTAAGTCTGTCACATTTAATATATGCCGTATCAGCTAATTTTACCTTATCCCAATCAGCTTGACATTCCACACAGTCAAATAAAGATACAATATCCAAATCGAACTGGACACAGGGCTGTTTATTTCTCTGTAATGCTTTTAAACCAAATTCATATAATTCTGCCGTGTCTGTTATTGAATCATTACGAATCTCTTTTTCCTTAATAAAAACATCAATTTGTTCAATCTCCTCTGGATTAAAATTACTCTCCATTAACAATAACAATTGCAATTCTTCAATATCCGCTGTAACCGCATTTACATTAGATTGAAAGGTAGTAATTTCACTTGTAACAGTTTCTATTGCAGTGTTTTTACTATCAATTTGGCTATTGATAATGCTCAAATCTTCTTCATTGGCAATAAGATCATCTTTACTCTTTTCAAGGTCTTCCAATTCTGTTTGTAAAGATATTAATGCCGTATTCTTTATAGTCAACTCATCAGAGTAGGTTTTAAGATTTGCTGTTAAGATATCAAAACTACTCCTCTTGTTAGAAATCAGCAAATCATAATTATCAAGTGAATCCAATAAACTCTGTGACATGAAATTAGAATTTCGGTAATAAGACAAGTCTAAAATATATTCTTCGCCCAATATATTTTCCTGCCTTATGTCTAAATTATCCTTGCCATAAACATAGAGTTTGCTGACAATATCGTCTATATTAATCGTTTCGGTAATTGACTTAATATATGAATTTTCGCTAAGAAGAAATCCCTTAAAAGTACCTAGATGATCTATTGCTTTTGCTGAGATTGTCTTCTCAACGGAATCGAAGAAAAAGACGCAGTTAAAAGAACTCTGCGCTGTATTAAGCAGAAAATTTAATACTGAGTCTACATCAATATCAAATTCCCTAAAGGTACTATTAATTTCATCATCAACACTACCGATTTTCCAAGAAGGGGCCAATCTGAGTATTGTGTTTAAGACTCCGCTCTCTCTAAAGCTATCATATGTCGGAAATTGTTCTGTTGGCTGATATGCCGCTAATTCGGTAGGAGTCCGATATATTTTCTTACTGCCGGAATAATTTTTTATCAATTTATTGGCTAACTGATATTCCAAACTAATACAGCTTACCTCTTTGATATCTTTTTGATCGCCAACATTTTCAAGATCATTTATTAGAAAATATTCTTTTAAATAAACTAATCCTGTGGTTTCTTCGTACAATTCACACTCTATGATATAGTCCGTTTGAACCTTATCAACATTCTCATTTTTTTTTCCATCCAGAAAAAAAGGTAAAGAAAAAGACAGCTTATTGGAATCCTTTAAGCTGCCTTTATAATCGATGTTACAAGCTTCATTTAATATGCATATCATTTCATATGTTGGTTTCATTAATATTAGTCGGTATTGCAACGCTTTTTTGCTATAATCAAGCAAATTATCTATGATCAATTTATCACCATCCTATATCGTCCCCATTCTCAATTGTGTATTTGCCCCTGTCATTTTCAATGCGTTTTCTAGTTCCTTAATACCGTCTTTTACTGCCTTTTGAACCTTCGGCATAGTAGACTCATCTACATTTCCTTCAATGGTCACAAGGTTCTGAATGCTAATGGAATTTGATGGGCTTGTGCTGTTGTATGTATTATAAATATTGGAAGATGCCGAAGCACCTGAACCATTCAAGGTATTAATAAGACCACTAATATGATTCATTGCACTGGATATTTTACCGGTTTCGTTTTCAAGACCAATCGCTAACCCTTGTGTTGCATACTGACCTAACTTCATCATTTCTTTTGATGGACTGTTAATATCCAAAGCATCCGCAATTCCATCTTTAATTTCACTTGCCACGTTCTTAATAATTTTCTTCAGATTTTTTATCATGCTTGTAATTCCATCTATTAGACCTTCGATCATATTCACGCCAAAATCCCACATTTGATCAGGAAGGCTGCTAATCCAATCTAAAGCTGAAGACAATCCATCCTTGATAGTACTTACAATCCCACTTATCTTAGAACGTATTCCACTTGATAAGCTTGTAAAAATATTAATAACTCCATTTTTAAGTGAAGCAAAAAGATTTTGTATAGTCAATAATCCGGTGCTGAATAGCTCTGACAAACCATTAATAATATTAGTAGCTATTTCGGAGATTCCTTCCATCGTGGAAGTAAAGAAATCCTTTATATTTGTCCAAGTTTCAATAAAGAAATTCCTTAAATCTTCATTATTTTTCCATAGCACAACAAATATTGCAATTAACGCTCCTATTGCTAATATTATTAGACCAATCGGACCAGTTAAAAATGTCATTGCTACCCCTAGCGCTGTTGTCACCGTTGTTGCCACTCCAGCAATTGCAGCCCATAATGTCAATCCAGATGCCATTAGTGCTTGTTGAATATTAAATGCAATGATTAACGCTGTAACCGTGCCAATAATAACGCCAATTACCTCTAATAAAGTTGAATTTTCCTTTATCCATTGGGGAAGCTCCTTCAATTTGTCCATGAAACTCTGTATACTGGGTAATATTTCAGCAAACTTTTCACCAAAAGCACCTAAAACATCTGTTTTTAATGCATCAATCGTATCTCCAAATGAATCTAACCCTGCTACAGCTTCATTAGACATTACTGCACCATTATTTTTAGCTTCTTCAGACAACCGATTAAGTTCATCTCCACCAGCCTTGATTAACGGATTCATTTCCATAGCAGATTTACCGAATAACTGCATTGAAAGCTGATCTCGTTCGGTTTCATTTCCGACATTATTCAGAGCTGTAAACGCTTCTTCCATGACGGTTTTAGCATCTCGCATCTGACCGTTACTATCAAGGACGGATATCCCTAAAGCAGCAAATGCATCTGCTTGTGAACCTGTTCCATCTTTAGCTGCAAACATCGATTTGGTGAGTTTTGCTTGTGCTCCGGTTATCGTATCAAGTTCAACCCCAAGATTCTTTCCGGCATACTGTAATTCCTGTAATCTTTCTGCGGATAAACCTGTAACATCTGCCTGTCTTTGCAGTTCATCAGCATTATTAACCGCTGCAACACCCATTCCTACAAATGCTGCTCCAACTGCTACGGCTGTTCCGGCTGCAACAGTACCTATTTTTTTAAGATTACCAATTGCTTCATCTTTGGATAAAACTGCATTTACTTTTATTGCTTGAGATTCAAGGTTTCTTAAATCTTGTTCTGATTTTTGCACTTCTCGTTGAAGTGCTCTGAACTGCTCTTCACCAACCTTGCCATTTTTAAACTGCTCTTGCACCTGTTTTTCAGCTTGCTTGAGTGTATCGAGTTTTTCTTTTGTACCAGAAACACTATCAGCAAGTAATTTTTGTTTTTGTGCCAATAACTCAGTGTTTGCAGGATCAAATTTCAATAACCTGTCAACCTGTTTTAACTCACTGACTAAATCTTTCGATTTACTATTAACTTCTTGCAGGGCTTTTTCTAATGGAGATGTATTGCCACCGATATCAATAGTGATACCTTTAATTCCTTTTGTTGCCAAATAATTCACCTCGCTTATATAAAAAAAGGGTATGTTTCCATACCCTAAAATTTATTAAAATCTGCTTGTGTTGCCTTTCTTGCTTTCGGCTTATTTTTATTATTCTTATCTTTGACATATGTTTCTACATATTCATCCACAAGGTCGAATATCATCCCCATCGTAAATGAATCTAGTTCGGCAATAGTCAGACCCATATTCTTAATACTTAAAATATAAGATTCTGTTGTTATGGTTTTTCCATCCTCTACCTGACTATTGCCTTGGGCTTTTTTGGGGTATTAGTACCACTTATTGAGCTTATTAAGAGTTCCTGAATCTTTGGATAAATATCATTTAATGGAAAAACTTCAAAAGAATCCAGCCATTCCATGGGACTTTCAATACTGTTGTCCGCAGTTTTGGCAAGCACCCAAATAAGATTGTAAAGAATATCTGTATTTAACAGATCAAGATTTAAGCTTTCAGGATTCTTCTTATCCCTGTTATTAATAGCGTTTTCCATTGACATAATATCTGCAAAGAAGTCTCTTTTAAACTGTTGCTTATATCTTAGTGGGATTGCTCCCGTTGATTTAAATAAAATATTTTTCCCATCAATATTAACTACTTTTTCCATCTGTTTTAAGCTCCTGCTTCTGTTGATTTCTCATAAACAGCACTGAACCAGGTATCATATTTTGCAATATTTTCCGTGGTATTTTCACAAGATGCCTTAATTTCCTTGTCAGATACTCTTGGTCTTACCGTAATACTTAGAGTGTCATTTACAGGCTCAATACTATCACCTGTTGTACCAGATGCAATTGTCGGTCTGGTACATTTACAGCGGTAAAGCCAGTAACGCTTTTCATAAACATCACCTTCAAATTGAAATGCGAGGGCAAATTCTTTCGGTCTTGCATTGGCATTCTCATGTAAAACACCGTCAACAAGTTCTTCGCCAAGGACATCTACTCGAAATTGGTCATTTGCAAGCAATAATTCAAGTTCTCCTGTATAACCTTTGTTCAGCACCAGCGATGTTATTTCAACATTATCTCCATAAAGCGGAATCGTTTCACCATCCGCTTCCAGAGAAAGATTAACAGCACCAGCCAACGCTACAGGCGTTCCATATGTATATATACCTGTTGTTATGCTTGTTCCAGTGATTAAAGCATAATGCACATTACAGAGACCATATTTTATATTATTTTTATCCATATATTTTTCACTCTCCTATTAAATTTCAAGTTCATAAGCAATTTGAAACATTGATTCAGTTTCAATGTATATTTCCTGTTTGTTATAAAATAAGGAAGCATTATCAAACACATCTTCAAGTATCTGTTCTGCTTCCAAATCCTTTTTAACGGTATACAATTCCGTCCTATATCTATTGACTTTTACCTTGACCTTATTATCTGCCCCTCTATTATTACTTCCAATCGAGAAATAAATAATATAAGGCGGTTCAGGCGGTTCTTCATTACTTGCCTTAAAGCTGTGATAAGCCACAGGAAAGCCGGAAGAATTAAGCAGTTCATAAAACTCTGGTTGTGTCATATCTCACCAACCGCCTTTTCTATTTTATCCTGCAATGATTCAATCATTTTTTCCTCATTCGGTGCAATATGAGCCTGACCTTCAACCCTTCCCCCATCTCTTGTAGCAAAACCGTTCTCCAATAAATGCGTAAGCTGTGGGTCAGTTTTGTTGTAAACCGTATAGGAAATATTCAAGTTATTTTCAAACTGCTTCTTGGCAGTCCAATTTTTTGAATAACGATTAAGTACCCTGTTCTTTATTTTTCCGCTTCTTTTGGGAGCATCATTACTTATATTTTCCGCAAGCTGATTAGCTTCTTCAGTAATAATCTCCTTTACAGAATCTGTAACCTGTTTATTATACTTTGCCAGTTCTGAAGCAAGCGCATCTGAAAAATTATTAATCGTACACTTCATTAATTTTCACCTTTTCGAACTTCACAATAAACCTCAGTCATTTCATTCTTCGTGTCGTAAACTCGATATATTGAGTATTTTACGCCATTATATAAAAGCATCGTTTCGCCTTTATATTCTCCTGTCCTTATTATAAAGACAGTTGACGGCTTGATATCGGTTTGCCCGGCACTAAAGAATTCAGATTGAGGAATGCTTTTTTGCTTTGCGTATATTTTGCGATAAGTATAATCTTTGATTTGTTGACCAATGTTATCTTTTGAATAAGTGACACTGATTAATTGAATAGTTTTGTTAAACAACTGCATCACCTGAATTCACATACTTAGTAATCTGATTAAGCATTTCAGCCTTCTTATTATAATACTGATTTAAAAACCAGTCCTTATCAGGGTTTTCCAGCCCAAAGAACGCCTTGCAGTATAAAGTAATGGCTCTTCGTAGATTTCCATCATCAATTATAGGTGAAATTAGATTTCCATCAACAACTATACAGGTATCTGAAAAGGCACCAGGCTTTACGCCCGATGCCATCAGATCATCCTCACACTGCTCAATTAAATCATTTATCTCTTCATCAAAGTCATAATTAGAATCCGATATCCGCAAACTGGATTTTACTATATTGAGCATTATCATATTATGTTACCTAATTAAGCTGTAGCTTTAACTAATTTAACAAAGGCTGTTGACAATGCTGGCTTTCCGTCAAACATTCCTGCACCAAGATATTTATAGCTATTTGTATCGATATCAAATGCTGTGGTTACATTCATGTCTTCAGGCATATTTCCATAATATCCTGCCATGAAATCACCCAAAATAGCTTCATGTAATGTAATACGTTCATCAAGCATTACCGGATATCCATAAATAAAGTAATTTGAACCTTCACGAGTAACCAAATCATTTTTCGATGCATCTTTTAATGGCATAAAATCATTAAATAAGGTTTTCTTGCTCATTAAAAACTTACCGTTTGCATCATAACCCCCTGAAAGCAATCCAATTAAAGTTGTTACATTAGCATTAGTCAAAGAACCTGCCAGTGCTACAGTAACGGAATTGGTTGCATCCCAAGTAATTGTATCAATACCTTCAGCTTCTCCAGTGCCGGAACCACTGATAATCAGTGACGTGATCTTTGATGCCAAAGATTTACCAAGATTATTAGCGAGCCATGTTTCAAATGCCTCAACTGACATTTTCATGACTGACTTAGAAATCTGCAACAGTTTAGTTATTTCATATCCAAATAAATCGACATATTTCAATGTGTCACCTGAAGCTGTAATGGTAGCATTCTCAGTATGTACAATTGCTGCACTAACCACGTCTTCAACTGGAATTCTTACCCCATCTGGCACATTCAGCAAATTAATTTCTGCTAACAATGGAGCTTGCTGTTTAATAACTTCAACAATCCTATTTTGTGTTACTGTTGGGATAACCGCTTCTGCACTACCAACAGCTGTAGTAAATGCACGTTTTTCAGCTTCATTAAGTTCTATGCCTCTCAATTTGTTTAAAAATGCATTTCTATATTCAGCACTTTCAATTGTAAATTCTCTTGTTTCCATGTTTCGTTTTTCTCCTTCTGGCTTCTCAATAACAATACCATCAATAAGTTTCATTCTCTTTTCGATACTTGCATATTCAGTATCTAATCCCCTCAATTCAGCTTCAATTTCATCAAGGTTTTCAACCTTATTGCCTTCAATCAGTCCTCTAATTTCAGCTTTTCTCTTATTAATTTCAAATAGTCTTTCTGTATTTTTATCCATCTTTTAAATCTCCTTTTATAACAATGTTTTTAAAATAATTACTTTTTTCCTTTGCTCAGTAGCAATGGTATTTTGTTTATTTATATAATCAGCCTTTAAACTATCCAGTCTCTCTTTTACGCTATCCAGCGATTCCAAAGAACGGGCATTTATATCAGTCTGTGGGTATGCCGGAAATGACACAGCAGACACCTCAATAATTTTAGCGATATCTGTAATTCTTCTTGTCGGCATATCTGCATCAAGGTCTTCCCAAGTCTCATCTCTAACATAAAAAATGAAGGACATCCCTGTGACATCCTTCCGCTCTACTGCGCTATATAAGGCTAGTGATTCATTATTCCTCTCGACATCCAGTGATGCTCTTGTATAAAGCCCTTGATCATCAATGGTTAGAAATAATGTACTGTTCTCATTGTTATTTCGACTTCGGGCAAGCGGTATTTTATCCAAATTATGATTCGTACTAAATAACACATCTGTAAAATCAGTATTGTTAAAGGCTCCACGCTCTATAACCTCATAGAACCAACCGTTGATATCAGCTTTTTGACCGAATACAGCTGCATGACCTTCAATTACATTCCCCTCCGGCTGAATAATCAAATCAGGTATTGCAAATGCCCGACATTCCTTAGTACCCTTTAAATTAAATTTATTCTCCATCTACTTTTTCACCTTTCTTTCCACTATTAAGCTGATATTGATTAGCAATCTTGCTATTTACATAGTTTAATGATTGTAAATATTCCTCTGCATCCGGCGGTGGTGGAAGATTAAGTATTTCTGCAAGTTGTCCTTTATTGAGTACACCCAATTCTTTGACAGCGACAATCATATCGATCTTAGATTTCGTATTCATGTACGATAATCTATCCGCTATAAATGTAACAGTATTCCCAAAATCTATTTCTCTCTGAGTAAATATCTTTGCGGTAAATTCTTGTGAAAACTGAATTGCTAATGGTTCCAATACCGATTCATAAAAAGATTGCCATTCATCCTCTGTATACTTACCTTTCACAATCCCCTCAGATACCCCAAAGTAGGTATAAACCTTATCTTTTGCAAGTGCCACATTTTTATCATCAACTAAAACTGGCTTGTTTTCAATCGGTATATAGCTTGACCTATCATCAGTTACCGCAATACCGCCGTTATTTTGTGCAGATAGATAATCCTCTTCAAACTGCTTCTTTAATTCTGTTTTATCATCATCCTGTAACATACCAATTACTTTTAAAATACCACGTATCAATCCCGATGTTTTGACCGCCTGAATAATCCCTTGATTAATGGTATACAAAAGGTTAATGACTGGATTCAATGTTTGCTGATTGCTTTCGCCGTAAAAGTCATTTTTATAGAAGTGCTTTCTCAGAACAACAATATTTTCAATACTTTCTGTTATAGTCTGACCACCGCTAAAATTGAACTTTAGATAAAAATTTCCTAACCTGTCCTCAATCAACTCTGCCTGATTATATAAAACAGGGTAAAGCCCTATAATATTCCCAAGTGAATCCCTTCGGATATAAATATACGCATTATTTTCTATATATAAATTTGTGACTATTTTATATAAAAAATCGTATGATGACATTTCGGCATTGGGTCTTAAAGACAACAGTTTATTCAGATTGCTTGTTTGTTCTTTATTTTTCAATAAATGCGTTGGTTTCATCTTCGCAAAATGACGTGCAATTGCATCTACACAAGCCCTCACAGTATCATCATCATAAATACCGCCATTGAAGCTGGTAATTCGATTATTATAGCCGTTGAGCATTCTTACAGCCATATACTGTCTGTTATTTTTACTTGCATCATTTTCTTTTGCACCAAACCATTTATTAAATATACTTCGTTTTTCTATTTCGCCCTACCTCCTTTCGTTAGTTTTTTTAACTATTTGATTATGTTTAGAAAATCTTGTTTTCTGTGCTCATATACAAACATAGCATCCAGCATAGATGATACACCATCAATCCGCATTGAATTCTTTAGTTTTGTGGGTTTCCAATTGTCTTTACCATCAATGTATATTAAACAATTGCTCAAACACCATGCGGTAATTGGATTATTAAAGATAACTTTACCTTCCATAAACATTCCTCTTAATACTTTCATTGGATTCGAAAGTGAAACATGACCTTGTCCAACTTTAGTTAATCTATATCCTTTTTGTGTCATATACGTAACAAAATATTCAGAGCCATAGCGATCAAATCCCATATCGAACGGGCAAATTTTATGTATTGGCATCGTATCTTCTACCGCTTGTTCTATATCCTCCAATTTAATTTGAGAAGTGTTCTCGCAAAGTTTTAACCATCCTTTTTCAAACCATATTCTATATGTAGGATTTTCTTTACAATGCTTTTCAAAAGCCTTATCTGGGAGCCAGAAATCTTGCCACAAATAAATGATATCACTACCTTTATGCTGTAGTAATTTGGTTAAACAAGTCAAATCTCCAGATAAACTTAAATCTAAACCAAGACAGGTATAACTCCCGGCAAACTCCAACAATTCAAATTCCTTTTGCGCTGCCTTTATATATTCAAACTCTAAATATCTTTGTGTACTCGAATTTCCATCCATAAAACAATTCATATCTTTTGCAAGGAATGTTCGTTTTATGGAAGGGTCATTTTTAGACTGCTCATAGATATTTTTAATAAACGAATATTTTTTTAGTTCACCTATTGATGGATTACATTTTTGCCAGCAGCTTTCATCATCTACTTCTTTTAAATCGTCTAGCTCATAATAAAAACCTAAAAAGGATTCATCGCTAAAAATTCCTTCAATGACCTTTTCTCCATAATCATAAAGGTTATCGAATAAACCACTACGTACAAATCCGTTCGTTGAAGCCATAAAAATTATCGCCTGATCTCTGCCAGACATAGATTGAAATATTACATCATATAAGTCTCGGTCTTTCTGAGCATGTCCTTCATCTATTAAAGCTCCTGAAGCATTTAAACCATCCTGTGTTAACGGACTATTTGTAACTGCTTTTATAGTTGACAAGGTATCTTCATAAAACAAGTCCTCTTTGCGCTTTTTAATACGCCTTGAGAACTCTGGACTTTGTTTGATAATATTATATAACTCTTCAAAAATAACTTTCTGTGCCTGTGAAAGAGTATTTGCACCGCAAATAATTTGAGCGCCCATTTCTTCAAATAAGAGAAACAAGAGTAGCCCAATAATAAGAAAGGTTTTTCCGTTTTTACGGCTTATCATGAGAAAGATTTGAGAATGTTTTCTCAATAGAGTATCTTTATCTACAAAACCAAAACAAGCTTGAATAAATGCTAGCTCCCATAACAACAACTTTACAGGCTGTCCTGCTTTTGAACCCTTACTGATCTTTACAAACTTTTCGATAAATTCAATTGGCTTATTTGCTAATTCATCATTATAAATCCAATTGTCTTTAGGACTATCTATATTATCAACCAGTTTTTTATATAGTTTTTCTATCTTTCGGGATACAATTATGGTCTTGTTTTGAATACATTGATAATACTCTTTTATGTAATTTTTGTATTCCAATTAATCACCGCCCAGTTGGTGTAAAAGCACTTAGCGCATCATAAGGAGGTGGCGTAACATTAGGAGGCAACAGTTTATTTAATGTCTGAATTGACTGCAAATATTTCGGATACAACTGGTTATATGTCTTTGAATACGGACTTACAACATCTTGTTTGATTTTTCCATTGTCATAGAGTGATACCATTCCATATTCAAGTATTTGACCACGTAATATTTTTAACTGGATTTGTATAAAAGATAAGTTATCAATCAGATCATAAGCAATATCCTTTTTATCATCCGGTACCTTTTCATATAATTTTTGCAACTTTTTCTTAGCTGCCCTAATTTCTTTGTCTGCTTCTGTAATGCTCCCTCACCACCTTTCTACGCTTTTGTTGATAGTTCAAATTAGTTGATATTATTTGCGCTTATTTTGAAATTTTACCCCCACTATTTTTGAAAATTTCCTCAGAGGTAACTAGAGAATATCCATCGGTTTATATTTCAATGTTTTCAATGTTTAAGATGGGGGAGTGCATATACTTCATCACACTAAAGTCAACATCAATCCAGCAATCAGATTTTATTGCTGAGCCATACTCTATAATTAAATCTCAATTAAATTTCCCTCAGCATCAAACATTAAACCTTCAGCTACAGCCCCACCATTCCCATGATGTTTTCTGTTATGACAGTCCTGACCTACTGCTTGTAAGTTGTCTATGTTCCAAACAATATTCGGATCGTTCACGTTATCATCAGTAACCTCAATGATGTGGTCAGCAATTGTAGCCTTCTCAACATTGCATATCTGACAGATTCCCCCTGCCCGATTAATAATGAACTGTCTTAGCTTCCTCCACTTTTGAGTATTGTAAAAGCTATATTTAGCCATTATCTAAAGGTTACACATCCCAAGCGGTTATCCCAACAAAGCTTAGTGTTCTTGATAGAATCCTTAACATCATCATAAAACTTGGTGAGCTGCCCATCGGTTATATTAAACTTATCCAATAGCAAATCCCTATCACTTTTATCAAAGATCGTTTCCTTTCGGTCTTTGGTTTTTTCATCATCTCCCAGTGCTTTAATATTTACTGATTCAATAGTATCTTTAGCAATGATTATTTTATCTCCATCTCCTAAATCCACTTCAATAAAGTTCGAATAATTATTAAGGCTCTGTAAATTAATGTCTTTATCTGAAATAACATCATAGGTTTTTCCACCCTTTAAATTAATCTTGTAATTTTTCATTCTACTACTTCCTTTTTCTTTCTTCCACGTTTCTTAGGTAAAGAAGATTGCTCCCCAATAATATCCATATCATCAACAGATACAATTGACTCCGGTTCAACAACAGATTCATCTATATCCGGCTCTGGTTCTTCAAAAGGTTCTTCATCGGATGATTCCAAAATATTATAATATTCCGTTTCAACATTCCTTCTTTCATTATTGAGAAAAGCTAAATCTTCTATCATCTGCTGAAACTCATCAACTAGTTCAGGGAAATTATAGAACACATATACCCTTTTCCGCTCAACCCTATTAGATTTGTCTATAGCTATCAGATTTCTCAGTCCATATCTAAATACCAGCTTCTCCGCAATGCGCTGGGAGAATATAACCACGGTCTTTTGCTGTCTCATTTTTTCAAAATCAATCATTCTTTCTTTTACTCCTTTGTTCTTAGTGTTTTATTAAAATCTCTAAGCAAATCAAATATCACATTTGCTTCCGGTGCATAATATTTTTTCTTTCGCTTAGCTCTTCCGGTCATGGAAATATCAAGATCAATATCCTGTGCCCTGATATAATCCGCTTCCTGTCTGGTTATTTGAATCAATTAATCACTACTTTCTTTTATATTTTTTCGGTTTTGGCAACACAACCTCCAGAACAAACCAGAGGTCATGCAGGTGGAAACTTACCACCTTTTGATTATTGATGCCTAGTAAACGGTTTACACAATTAAGGAGGTGGTCGGTGCTGCCCGACTATGAAACCGACAAAGTTTGCTAACAATATGGCTGTATGCTTTAAAATTGCATATATATTTAAAACGGCTATTCACCGTATAAATATCAAAGGGGCTGACCTTAAATAAAATCAAATATATTTTACCTAACGACAACCCCCTTAAAGAAAGGATGAAAATAAAATGAACACATCAGAGCTGCTGAATGCTCTTTATGTTATTTTCGTATTTTAACAATTAAAAATGGATACCCTTGAGTATCCACATTGAACTTTTCTTTTATTTCCTTGTTGGCCCGGATTCGCTTAAAACCAAACGCTTCAAGCTCTCCACGTATTTTCTTTAACTGTATCTCAGTAACTTCCCAACGATATTTATTTGATAAATTCTGTATTATTTCAGCTTCGGTAGTATAACCCTTCTCAGTTATTAATTCATCCATTAAATCAACAATGCATTTAACTCTTTGATTACTTGAAATAGTCGTTGTTCTATTCTTTACGGATTTAATTATTTCTCCTGTGCTATAATCAATCGTTTCAACTGAAATCTTTTTATGCTGCGGATATATTGTTTGAGCAACTTCCAATCCTTCAGCACGATAGAACATTTCATATGAAGTTCCTTTTATTGTATATCCGTTATCTTTCCATTTCTGACCTTGGTTCTCTATGATCTTTAACTGCTCAAATACCCATGATGGTATAGAATAGAAATTGACTCTTTTCCCATATCCCCTATCAATACTAACTGCCTGTGCCCTTTTTAGCATTTCATCAGGGATCTTATTATCATCAAGTTTTTTAATCAATTCATGATAATTAAGAACAGCAAGCCTTTGACTTATTTTATTAAGGTTATTGCCATATACTTTCATAATCTTTGCAATTTCACTCAAGCCCACAAAGAATACAACATCACCATCAGAGTTCATATAATTTTCACCATAGACATTATTCTTTGCAATATGTACCATGGTTACAAATAAATCCTTGATATATTTTATATTCGTGTTCGCCTGTGGACACAATTCGGAAAATATATGCATATCCAGATTATATAAAATACTATCTAAGTTGGCTTTCTGTTCAACACTCCAATCGGATTCTTTTATTGAAAGATTATAGATATTTTTTATAAATTCAATAGCTTTATATTCGCTCTTAAAATTTCCCAATTTCTCTATGAGCTGCTTAATATTCATAGTCAGGCCGCAAGAACTGCTATGACATTTATATATCCAAACACCTTCATTATTTTTAAATACACTTGCAGACGGACTATTATCCGGGTGGAATATGCACTTTATTGAACTTGGATACTTAAATTCCAATAATTCAGCCATATTGATATTATGATAAACATGGTGCCAGAATTCAGATATACTGTTAAATCTCATATGGTTATTATTGATTCGGTTTTTCAAGTATTCAACATCCCTATTTGATATCGCTTGTATGTTGTAAGTGTCTGATTTCAATTGATCTGGGTTTTGGGGTACTAATATATTAGGTGAGTAATTATATTCATTTAATATTATGGTACCCTTTTCTCTAGACCCCACTGTTCCCAATGGTTTCAGACTGTTACAATCAATATCTTTCGATAACTCTATCAGCTTATCAGTATCCAGTACATTCCCACTGTCAAACACAATCTCCCGACCGCCATAATAAATCCGGTTCAGATTCTTACACTGTTCGTCTACCCCACCAATCGCATCCATAAGGTATAATTGGACCTTCTTTGCTGTTTTCCAATCAGTAATAGTTTTATCTAAAATAAAAACCAGCCTCATCTTATGCTGATCTAGCTTATGATTGAAAGATGTATATATAAATGACGGTATTAAATTAATGCTCCGGCAATCTTCTATAATCTGTTCATATGTACGATGCTCTTTACTGCCAACAAGAAATCTGACTACGTCTTTCTTGCCTTCCTTCATCTTATAAAAATCACCAAGTACAATATCATCGGTCANNATCATCGGTCAATTTTCCTTCATTGTCGATGTCAATCATGAAGATTTTCTGTGATTGCCAAGATTCTTCTTTACCTCCACAGTATGAAGGTCTGATTGTTTTCCCTTTTAGTATACTATTTTTTATCTCTTCAATAGAAAAGGTGGCTGCCGAGTCAATTGTCATTCTGTTAATAATAGTTCCCACTTCTTTATCCTGTGGTTTCTTCGTAAATCCCGCCTTATCTATTACGCATCTTATTGTATGTATTTGTGATCATCTTCTCCTTTCGCCCTTCCTTTTCCATAATAAAAAAGCATCCTAAATTTTCTATCAGGATGCTAATATTTTATAATATTAAGTATTGACATTGCCCTATTATGTGGTATAATACAAATGTATATTATATTTATTTTTCATTAAAAAAAATTATACTACATCTTACTTTCATATTTCCGAATAAATTCATTGTATTTACCAAATAATTCTGGCGATAAATCTATGATTTCATTCTCAAACTGTGATATCGCCGATGCACTACACGAGCAATACTTAGCAATATCGGTTAATCGTATTCTGTTTCTTTTTCTCCATATTTGATACAGCTCTCCACGATGTAAATCTTTTATTACCGGCATAGTACACCGCTCCTTTCACTTTAAAAATTTTTCATTAAAATATAAATGGGTAGTCTTACCGCAATTAACTTATTGCTCCTACCCATCTATATCTAGCTAGTTGCATATTTATTTATCGCATTGCACTAAAGCGACCCAGCCTACTTAATTTCGCACTGTGCTAGTATTATCACTAATACCATATGCCCCATTATGGTGACAGCTATAAACGTTCAAATTTAAATATCTTGTCCAATATCCGTTTTACCTTTTTTACCATTTTTGATTTTTCATTTCCAAAACCGTTTGATTTGCTTAATATCGGAATCTTTTTTAATGAAGCATTGGATAAATAAATCATGGTAAGCCTTATGCAGTAATGTCATTACAAGGGAATCCATTTCCTTTAACTCTCTAACATTCAAACACTTTTTACCCTCTGTTTCATGGTCTGTATAATAAATCTCTTCCCCATTATCTTTAAGTTTCGGAATGACTTGCCCCTGATAATTTTCATCTAAATCAAATGCCCTTAACAGAATCCGGTACACTGTTTTATCATTCAATTTTAAACCTTTGAGTTCTTGAGCTGCCGTTTTTTTTGCCCATTTACGCAAATTATCTTTGTCATTTTTTTCTTTATCGGTATCATTTATATCATATCGATTCTGGTTTAAAGTAGATTTACATTTGTCAATAATTGTTCTAGCTTTATCAACCTTATCTCTGTTAAACGCTTTACCGCTTAAATCTTTCTGCATCACAAGCAGCTTCTTAATATCCATGGTATCTGTCCGCATTGCTTTTGTATCTAAATCATCTAAAATACCTTCCAGATAATCCATACCACATTTCATTTTTGTCGGAATTCTATAGCTGTTGTCTTGTGCTACGAACTTGAAAAAGTATGGTACAATCATTTTATAAGCAAAAACATTTACTTTTTTAGATAACTCAATTATTAATGAAAGAAGTTCCTTATCATCCTTCACTTTTTCATCCTTCACTTTTTTTATATAATTTATTAATTCTTTAATCCACTCCAAATCAGATTGATTAACCAACTTATATTTAGGAATATAAGTAGTATTTTTTACGGCTTTTTCATAGTCTTTAATAAAATGTTGAATAGTTATCTCTTCCGGCTCTGTATCATAATCATATTTCAAAACTTGTTGAGATTTCATATCATTATCAATATAAGTAGTCTTGTTAAGAGCATTCATTTGTTTAGTCAACGATAAATTGCCAAATGATTTCTTTGCCATATCAATTGCAATCTGGCTAAAACTACTTAATGTTGATGAAGCTTTATAGCAGGAATCAACATAATTATGGCACATTCTTTTATTAATGCCATCATACATATACGCATTAAATATAGCTGATTTATTTACGATCTTGCCGATTAATTGAGTACTACCCCCAAGATAATTATCAAGGTCTGCTAAATTCCGGTTATTATAACGCCTATAATCTCTCTCACCTTCTATTCCATTGACAGGAGTAGACCAGCTCTGGCTATCCTTTGAATACTGAACCAACGTACTATTATTGGTTAAAAATGCAGTGTCTATGTCAAAGTCGCACCCCTGGAGCCGATTCATAGTATCTACGTTCCAACTATTGATAAACGTCACAAATTTATACGTAGGTTCCCCATTTTCGTTATAATATCCAAACCATTTATATTCCTCATGCCACTGATTTTTAAAGAACCCTATATTTCCAGCGTTAATCTGTGGATTACGTATTGCCAGAAGTTCTTCATTCATAAAAAAATTAGGGCAATACATTTCCCAGCCGTTCATAATACTGGTTTTAACTTCATTATTTTCTTTAGTAGTAGAAACTAGCATCTCATATGGACAGGATACCATTATTGCATATATACTATTTTGGATTCTGATTTTACCAAGCCGTAAATTATCTACATAATCTCTTAACTGATCTTTCTTCCAGTCCTTGAATTGTTTTGTAAATCTAAAATCACTATCGACTTTTAAGAGTTCTGCAAACATATCCTTAGAACTGATATCGGTATCATCGTCATTAGATTGACTGATATGATTAATAAAATAAGTCATATCATTTCTCATCACTCTATTATTAATTCTATCTTTTTTAGGTAATTTTTTAAGGTCACTGGAAGTAATCAATGTATTATCTTTCATTAATTTATAATAGTTCAGTTCATCTTTCATGATTTTGGTTTGTAAAATATGCATCGGAACATTCATACTGTTCAGCATTTGATATGAAAGTCTATTTGAATATCCATATCTACCAACATGATCTGTCTTTACTACTCCATAAGTTGAAGGTATCTTTTCCAACCAATTCAAGAAACAATCCTTTTCAGATTCAAATTTATCTGCAAACTTCAAATATTTGCAGGCACTTGGAGTTATACAGAGTTTGATTTTATCAACCGGAATCCATCCTCTATACATATCCCAAACTTGAGTAATTTCATTTTCTTTCCAAAACTCCTGAAGCTTAGTTCTTACGGCATTACCTTTAAAAAAATCATTTCTCAATAATACACATGTAGCAGTTTTTAACAATTCATTGTCTGTAAAAATAGATTCATCCAATAGTACCTGACCATCTGTAGTATTGTTGGAAACTTTATATTTATCAACGAATTGCTCAATTTTACCTTCATTATTATACTTTGTTAATGACTGAGCAGCCGTAAACTCAGGTGACATTATGTCATTAATAATAAGTATTTCTTCTGGCTTAATTTCCACAGTTCCAATAATGCCCGACATAATTAATGATATATATGCACTTAGACCTGTAATATCGTATTCATCGGTATCATTAATTTTAAGACCTAATAAGCAAGGACTAAATAAAGCATCATAACAATCTTTTTTTACAAAGATAACGTTGGCTGTTCTGGCTTTAGATGCCCCACGTTTAAAGTAACAGTATTCCACATCATCAATTGTTACTTTAGATGTATAAATAAGTTTTCTCAACCTCTTCTTTTTTATTTTTTTAGATTTACTATCATCATCGGTATTATCAATAAAATCTTTACTGAATTTAAAATTGACAAATAGATTCGTAGCTTTTTCATTACCAATATCAAATATTTCTTCAGGATACTTTTCAAATGCTCTGATTATCTCCAGACTATAAGGCATCGTTGCCAAATACAGTTTATTAATATCTGGCGCATACTTTTTAATTTCTCCCCTAATCTTAACTTTCTTTTCTCCTGTGGTACTATATGTAAAAGTGATTCCTGGTTCACTAGTATCTTTTATAAGCCACGCACCTTCTAAATTTAGTATCCGATAATATGAGTCTTCTGTGACCTCTTTGATTTCATCAGCACGATTAGTTATGATATTTTTTGTATTTATTTCAATCATCCTTTCTAAATTTCATCATTTTTATATTAGATATTGTTCGGTTCGGTTGTGAAAATTCTCCCCCATGAAAGATATATAAGTGCCGAACCATATGTCAGGGATGGTCACATCTGAAAACAATGTGAACCATCCCCGGACATTCTACTTAAAAATTAAGCTTAACTTGACGCATCTGCCTTTCCATTCTTGTTAGAGGGGATGCCTATCCCCATACTTTTTACTATAAGGACTAATGCAGTGGTCTACTGCCTACAGACACTTGATATAGTGATGCGACTAGATATAACTGGTAGTATTTATTTTCCATATCAAAATATTTGTCCATAGCCTCCATGCCTAATTGATACATATAATTACTTTTTTCATACCAATACATACTCGTTTTCGATATTGGCAAAGGTTCATGTGGATCTTTAATTATTTTTGTCATTTGCAAGCACCGTATTATGCCAATTCTTCATCTATCATTTTCTTTCGAATGACTCCGGCGGCATTTACGACAGATTCAAGCGAATATAATCCGCGTTCATCACAAAATTCAGTAGCTTTGTCCCATAAATCATTATCGAAAATGTCTTGGGCTAATTGCAATCCAATTGGTGTTAACGATGGACAAGACGTGTTTGCACCTTGAAACAATCGTGCATCATACATATATTTAATAAAATCCGCAGTGAAATATTTGTCTTTTCTCAGTTCCTTTTCAAGTACATAATTTGTAGTGAAGTCAAACGGATTTTCTCTACTTGCTAAAAGTAGCAACACTTTTCTGACCATATTTGTTATTTCTTTAAATTTTTCAATTTCAGCCATATTTTTTCCTCCATTATATTAATTAAAAGTAGCAATAACGAATTATGTAGTTGTAATTCTCAGATCAACCGTCCACCTTCTTTCTAAATCTTTATATACAGATATAACGATTAAGCCCAAAATGGCAACACAAAGCTAAGACCGACCAATACCGAACCCGGTACAAGTGAAATCTGTTTACGGTGTAGAAATTTAAAGGTTGAAAAAATCATCCTGTAAACTGCACCAAAGTCTTCTATTCAAGTTGTCATATAAAGTTATTTAATGGAAGCTTCCCACTGGGATGTGGGCTTTAATGATAGTTATATTGTCGGGGGAACAGATAAATGTTCTGACAACGAATTATTATTACCCCATAAATTTACAGTTAATCAATAATTATCAAAGGTCTTAATGAATCCTTTTACAGCATCGAATCTTTACTTGCTCAGGACAATTTTGTATATGTAGCGTTAAAATCCCATCATCAAATTCAGCGTCTTCAATATTTGCATCCAAAAACATTTTTATGTCTTCATCATATTTGTTCTGGAATTTATACACAGTACTCTTCCAATGAAGATTAACGCTGTGGTAAATAACTGATTGGCATATTCCTCGTTTCTTACTAGTAGTTAAATCTATAAGTTTATCTACTGTGAAATAATCAAATTTTTGTAGGGCTTCTAACAGTTCATTCTTGTTAACCATCATATGTGCGCCTTTTCCTTTCTTAATTATATATGGCAAAAACTAATTGTGGTTTGTGCCGGAAGTATTCCGGCAGACGGTCAGCTTGTTCAGCAAATTTTTATCTCTCTATTCAGTTTTCAAGGTACATGGTAGCCTGTCTCATCGGTGCCGGTAGGCTATCTCTGGCAGACGGCAAATTACCGTTTCGACATTTGGTTGTTTTATAGCCTGTCCAGTAAATTTTCGGCTTCAGTTACTTTCTCCTGCCAAAATTGGATACTCTCATCAATTTCCGGCTTGCCTTGATGAATAGGGATTGATTTAAGTTCCTGATTTATTGTGACGTGTCTCTCGCAACTGTTCTTCCGATCCCTGAGAGATATTTTGATGAGTAGTAGTTCATCTTCAGTAATATCCAGTTGGATTGATTGGGATAACATGGTTTTTGTCCTCCTTTTTCTTTAATGTGAAGTCCGTTTGTGTTGTCCTTACATTTTTATTATAGCAAGCCTTAATTATTTGTCAATGGGTAAATTATAATTTAGTAAATTAATTTTACTTTCAGTTATTTATTCATTTAACTTAAATTTACGTTGACTTCTATAGTGTAATGTGATAATATGTATAAAAACAAGGAGGTATACGATGGCTAAAGTTAAAATGACAAAAGAAATTGGAGATTTCTTTAAAGAAAAAAGAATTAAGATAGGTTTATCATCAAAAGATCTTGCTGCTCAAATAAGTAAAAGTCCAGCTTATATAACAAAATTAGAATCCGCCGGAATTATGGTTTTAGATTTTGATATTGCCGTTCAAATTCTCAAGTCTCTTTTTCCTATTGATAAAGACTTTGATGAAGCATATGAATTTTTTGTTAAGAATTTTAATGTAGAATTTTCAGAGGAAGACAAACAGAGTCATGAATCAATTTTAAATTTTGATACAGTATTTAGAAAAATACCATTGCCAATAGAATTGGTTGAATATATTAAAAACGAGTTAGCTGAATTGAATTATTCCATTCCCATGATTGTTGAATTGGTTAATAAAAACATTGATGCTCCCGAACTGACCGATATAAAAGAACCAAAAAAAAATCATTGGTACTTCAGCAAAGGCCAATCCATTATTTATATTGAATTGGATTCTGATGATTTAGAAAAAAAGTTAAATGACCCAAATCCAATATGCAACTATGTTACCATACAATCAGTTTTAATTAATATTTTCAAACTAAAAGGTCAAGAATACACAGAGGCACAAAAATCCTCTGTACAGATCATGAATAAATATAAGTTTTATTCTTTAAACGAAAAGGGGAAGCTGTTACAAAATACGGTTTCAAAAGAAGACAGAAAGAATTTACTATCGGAAATTGATAATCGTAACGCTAGTTTAGTTAATAGTTTATTAAAATATATTCATTTATTTTCTGATATTAATGTTGAATATGCAAATGAAAGATTGAGTGCCTTGGATAAAAATTTCGAATTTGATGCTGGACTTACTTTCGCTTTTTTAGGTATTGACCTTGCCCCTTTAAATGGATTAGATAAAAAAGAAAAAACGGATTTTTTAAAATCGATCAAAACACTTATTGAAGATTATTCAATTAAATCCAAGCAACCAGATACTACATTATATAAAATATAACAAATAATACATTCCTAAATTATTTAACCCCTGCCACCGGATCAACCGCAGCAGGGGTTTTATTTATTCTTTTACTTGATCAAATTATAAATTAGTACAGAAACTTGCTCTCTTGTACCCTTATCAACTCCACTCAGCAAAGCCGTTAATGCTGTATTATCAACAGTTAATCTTTTGGTTTTTATGAGATTATTAACGATGATTTCCACCTGTTCCTTGTTTAATACTCCATTTGGATTAAACTCAGTGGCATTTACACCGTTTATTATTCCCATTTCTTTTGCCATTCCTACAGGTTTATAGTAGTACTTATCAGAATCAACATCGGTAAAACTGTTTGCAAATGTTGTATTGAATTCAAATGCCCTACTTAACATAGTAACAAATTCTGCTCTTGTGACAACATCGTTCGGCTTAAATTCCGTATCTGTTTTACCGTTTACAATTCCTTTCGCCATTAATACTTCAATTTTGTGCCTTATAACACCGTCTGTAATATCAGTAAACGTCTTATTACCAAATCCTATTGCATAATCGCTGAAGTGAGTTGTGGTAAATACCACTTGTCCTGTTACTGAGTCATATCTTCCGTTCGGAATTGTAACTATATTATCTTGACCATCAATATAATAAATCACAATCTTTTCAGGATCAGCTAATTCTTCAGCGGTTGGGGTATATGGCACTGAAATTATTACTGGCGAGTTTGGATTATTCCATTCTGTTGTCGTTCCGTCTAACTCCATGTTTAATCTAATTATAGGATGATTGCCAATTGTATTTTGAACTGTTTGATCTAAAGTTGACTTATCCACATATCCCATATTAAATTTAACATTTTGTAAATCCGTTGTTTGTACTACATCCTGAAGCATAGTATCCATAAGTGTTAAGGTTCCGATATCTGTTTCCAGTCTAATGCCAGATGAATTTGAAGCCGTAAATGCTGAATATGGTAATTGTATTCCATAGTTGTTAAGTCCGGTAACTTTTGGTATTTTAATAATTGCTAACTTAACTTCATTTGAAGTATCTTGCAACATTGCGAATAAACTTGCAAGCTGTGTCTGTGATACGGATACTACTATTGTATTAGTGTTTGGATCGATTGTGGTATCTACTGGCGTTGTTGGTTCTGAAGACGAACCTCCTCCACCGGAGCCACCGGAATAATCTCCACCGCCAGTAAACTCAGACTGTTTCCAAATCTCTAACCAGAATTGGCAAGTTAAAGAACCGTTGCCAACATATACACTATTAATTTTGTGATACCAGTCTTCATAATGAAGCGTCTTGGTATAGGAAATATAATGAACATCTGGTTCGACATCATATCGAATAGTATAGAGGGGGTCTGGGCTATTGATTTGTAAAACGACATCCATAGTATCATCGTTAACAGTGTAAATAAAATCCACACCGTTAGTAGAGTGAATGACTGTGCCATTCATATAAACTTCTGGAATTAAAGTCTCTTCGACTGTCATTCCGTAACTTATTAACGGGCTTTGCCATAAAAAACACGCTCCTAAAATTAGGATAGAAACTAATAATTTAATTGATCTTCTTCTCATTACACCTTCACTCCTTTGCTGATTTTGTAAGTCAATTTATTTACGATCAATATAGTCTATATTTCGAGCATAGTCAAGATTTAGATATGGAAATATACTTAGTATAAATGGAGGTGCTGGAGATGATAACATATGATCCATTCTGGGATACAATTCAGAAGAAAAACATATCGACATATGCTTTGATTAAATTAGGCATCAGTAGCAGCACCATTTCACGATTAAGAAATAATCAAGGAATTAACACAAACACAATTCATGATTTATGTCAAATTCTTGGTTGTGATGTTGGGGGTATTTTGAAATACGTTTCTGAGGAATAACGTATAAATTATTAACCGATTTAGATTGGCAAAATAGACAGGTCTTATCCAGATCATACACCTAAAGGGATAACTTAACAATATTCTGTTTTCCAGAATCGAGTCTTACAACGTGTTTTATTTAATAAAGATACAAATACTCCAAATTCGCTGGAAACAATTTGTACGCGTCACATAGACCTCCACACATGGTTGTAAATGGCTATACATTCTTAATTTTCTCAACAAGTGCAGATTGATATAATATTTTTAGAAAATCATCTGCCTCCTCTTTATATGTATCGAGATTTACATTGCTAAAATCCAAGATCACTTCATATTCTACACCGCATTTACTTATTTTTTGATCTAGCTTATCTATAATTTCTATTAATTTATTATAGAAATCTTCAGAATTCAT